GTCCTATATTCACCCAAGAAGTACTAGCAGCAAGATATATTTTTAACTTACTAGCAGACGTATCGTAATGTAATTGACCATCTACAGGGTTTGCTGGCTGACCAGCTGCTACTGAAGCTACAGCTTTTACTAATTGCCAAGAACTTCCGTCATAAATTTTCAATACATGAGTACTTGCAGTATCTAACCAAGATTCACCTTTGCTTAAAGAGGTAAATCCAACAGCCGAAGTATTAGGAGCAGTGGTATCTACGTGAGTAGGACCAACTTTTATTAATTTAGTGGAAGGAGAAGCTGTATTATCAGCAAAATATAACCCTGGATCACCACTATTATTGTTTATTGCTAACTCACCAGCACCTAAACGAATAGGAAAAGGTCGATCTCTAAGAGTACTGGAGCGACGAGAAAGTATCTGTACAGCCATGATTAAACGTTAATGTATAAATCTGCATCTACTACTGTATCTTGATCAGTATCTGGACTGTATGTACTGCCATCTATCGTACTTACTGAAGAAGAAGACTCAACTAATTCACCATTGTTATATTCACCTCCCTTAACTAACCCTGCTTCAAAATTTTCTACATATTCACTCAAAGGTTGATTAATAAGTCCAAACTTAATGTCATTAAGAACAGTAGGAGATTTATTAAACAACTTATTAATTAAAGAAATCATCCTATTAGTAGTATTAACAGCTTTACCTTCTCTATCAAGCTCACCAGTTGCACTTCTTTTTATATTATCTGTCAATGTCATTCCTATAGCTGAAGGATCAAAATCTGCTATCTCTTCAGGTAAATTAAATGAACCTGTAACTTCTTTATTACCTTGCCATTTAGTATGCATATTAAATAATGCAAAAGTTTCAGCTGCTTCTCTTAATTTTTGCTTTTCTTTAGCAAATCTCTCTTCAAAAACCTCTAAACCCCTTCCAATTGGTTTATCATTAGGTTCTCTTAACCAAGCATCAACATATTCGTGTCTTTTTAAGTTATCTACAGTGCAATAACCACTAGTTACGTTAGAAAATGGATAAATAACCAAAAAAGTGTCTGGTGTAGGTACCGAAGTGATTGTATATTCACCAGAAACTGCATTTCCGCTAGTAAAAATTAATTGAACTCTTCTATTTGCCTCTAAACCATGATTTTGAAACTCAATTTCTATATTTACGCCATCCTGAGTATATTTAGCAGCTAATTTTAATGGTTCATTACCTTCATCATGAAGCAGTGAAAACATTGCGGCATAAATATGCTTACACCAACGTAATTGGTAATACATTAAATCTTGAAAAGATTTTCCTTTTGTATCTTCATACTCAGGAAGCTTATAAAAGTTATTGATAGTTACATAGCCTAAATCTCTAAATGTACCTGGTATATCTCTCTCAGTACTTACAGTTCCATCTGGTTGTAATACACCACCTGGTTTTGTATCCCTAATTGAAGTAACAGGAAATCTTTCCTTAGTTAATTGACTATATAAATTGTAACTATCTCTCCGAGAAAAATCTTGACAAGAACATTGCCAACGTAACTCAGTAGTTAAATATCTACCAACAGCAAAACCACGATGAGCAGGAACCATAGTTTTTGCTAACTCATCTGTTGTCTTAGCTCCATAACTATCATTCCTTTGGAAAACTATCTCATTAGTAGTAGCATCAACCCCAGTAACAGTAAAACCTACATAATCGTCATATCTATAACCCTTAAGAAGTCTATTAAGAGTTAAATTGCCAGAAGTACTTCCACTCGTAATAGTAGTGAATGTGAATTGAGTACCACCAGTTACGTCAATGGTATATCTACCAGAATTAACATCACCTGTCGATACATCTAAAAATACAGTATTACCAGTTGATAAACCATGTGCAGAAGAACAGGTCACGGTAACTGTTGAACCACTGCGAGAATAAGTTGATGATATACCTGGATCTTTTTCAACAATTCGGTCAGCTAATCTTTCTCCTGAAAAGAAAGAAGCTTCTGTAGGTAAGTAACGTACTTTTACACGAGTTGACGTCCATCTAGTATCACTAAACGGAGTGGACACGTAGTAAGAAACATTACCACTAGTTGTAACTGGTGCAGACGCAGTAAGAGTAAACGTATTCTGAGTTTTACTAACAATAGTTAATGTCTCATCTACTGCACTACCAGTAGAGAAGTCTAAATAAACATCATCTCCTGGATACAAACCATGATCATCCTTACTTACCGTTATTGTTGTACTATTCTGGCTATAAGTTGTATTAACTACATCGCCTAAATAACGTACAGATAATATAGGTAAACCAAAATCATAAAAGCTAAACCCGTCAGTATCCCTCATTCCTACAATATGCTCACCTAGTTCTTGATTAGCAGAAGGAAAAGTAAAAATACGAGCTGGTATAAAAACGCCTGGATATTGTTGGAAAGTAAAGTAAAGACGATAATCTCCTCTAGTTTGACGTTCTTTAGAACTAGAGCCTAAAAGACTTTGAATAAGTGTATATATTTCATAACCACGACGCCAACGTGTCCATAAAGAATCATGATTATAAAAATTTACCTCACTTTGTATTTGAGATCCGTCTGAAGCCCTATAAGGATTTATCTTCTTAAATTTCCATTTTGAGGGCTCATTAAACTTATTAAATTTATCGAAATCTTTTGAAAAATTTGGTGAAGAATTAAACCCGCCAACTCCGAATGGCATAATACTTTTTAATAGTATCCACCTTGTACATTACAGTAGAAACCATTAGTTAAAGCTGTAGCTCCACTAGCTGCACAATATAAAGCTTGACCTCTCTTTAACATTAATCCTCTATTCTTTAAAGCAATATTACTATTTGCAGTACTAACATTAGTACCAGCTTGAATTGTTGGGTGATTGATAAAAGGAAGAACCCCTTTCATTGATAAACTACAAGTCTCATAAGCAGGAGTAGACGGTAGATTAGCAACAAATAAAGGGAAGAATTGGTTAACATTAGTAACGGTACCTACACTTACTAAATAAAAACAAAAGTCGGTAGGACGATAGACACTAACGTTACCAGTAATAGTACCTCCTAAAGAAGGAATAGTTACTTCGAATGTTGTTGCTGTATGCCCAGTTGCTAAAGCTGTAAACTCATTATCGATAGGAACAGTTCCTGAACTATAAGTAGTGAAATCGAGCCAAACTGGATCACCTTTCTTTATATTATGTCCAGCAGCTACCGTCACAGTACAAGTTGTACTATTAGCAGAATATGTTCCAGTTGCTGGAGTTACTGCATCAATAAATCTAAGAGTGTTTTTTGAATATCTAAACCAAATATCATCTATATAAGCACCACTGATTGATGTGTCTGTTAGTGCAGAGTCTGCATCAAATATCTTTGTAGCATTACCTACAGCTGTTGGTAATAGACTAGTTTCAAATGATTGTCCGGCAGCAACAGTTACTAAAGTTGAACTAGTAGCTGGGCGGTCTACCATTAAGGGTTGTTTGTTTGAACTACTGCTTGACACTTTTATCTACAAATAAGACTTAGAATTATTATAGCTGAAGAGTTTTTACCATCTTTTTAAGAATCAGCAAGTTTAGCCCATTCTGGATATACACTAGGAAAACGAGATCTAATACGTGAGCCCTTTGCATAAGGAGTTTTAAGCTCTCCTGGCTCTATAGAAAATATATCTAAGCGTGTACCAGCCATTCTAGTCTCTTCTTTTCCTCTAGCAAATTTTTCACCGCCAGTCCTCCTATACCCTCCTCTAGGATCTTGATCTCTCTTAAGACCTAAAGTATAGCCAAGCTTTGTTGATGGCTTAATAGACATCTTATAACGCAGCTATGTTGAATGTAACTTCTGCAGCAGTACCACCATTCTCACTAACAAATCTTGGGCGAACCCATTTAACTGGCATACGTACATGGTGGCAGTGTGGTCCATCAGCCGTTATAGTTTTATCTGAAATAATAGGTGCAAAATTTGTACCATCAATACTTCCATCTAAACGTACAATTACATTAGTATTTATATTTGCAACAACTGTTATCAACGTATAATCCTTTGTGGCAAACAAATTATTTTCAGCAACTTTTAAAAGAGTCCCTAAACCAGGTGCCGTTAAGGTTGTATCAACCGTAAATATTGTGTCCTGAAAATAAGTTATTGCCATGAAATTTGAACTGTCTTAGTAACTAGAATAACAGGGGGAAATGTATTTACCTATGACTATTTTCAAGAACTAATCTTGTCCCCACAGCAACATCTGCAGGTCCAGGTAGTGCCTGAATGAATTCTGCACCTTCTCTATTAAAACGGTATCTTGCTTGTTCAGGGTTTCTATAGTTTGGTACATATAAATGAAGTGCTAATCGATCACATTCGTACATATAAATTTGAGTCCAAGTTTTCAACACTTCTTTAAAATCAGAAGTTGCAACTGTACGGTCAACGTCACCAGCAATACTTTCTATTCTGTTTCTTGGTACTGTGTCATTATTCATCGTGCCTGTCATATCGGTACGCTTTTCTGCTTCATCACAACGACTTATTTGCTCAGAAATTTTGTCGTACCAAAAAGAATCTTGAATATTATTCATCGCTTCTTCAAGACGAGCTTGGTCACCAGCTGGTACTGAAGTTAAGTTATAGCCTAAGTGCCAACGAATTTTTGATTGTAAAAAGGTATCGAGCTTCATTCAACTTTTCAATATGAGCCTACGCTCAGTCTACTCGTACTAAGTTCTCCTTAAATATCTCATCCCAATCAACACGCTTTATATCTTTTAATTGATCAAGTCTTTGAAATTTTTCTCCTGATTTAGAAGTCTGTAAATCTTTAATATCTCTAGCAGTTTTTAAACCTACTCCTGGTAGCGCATCAGCAATTTGACGAGCACTAGCAGTATTTATATTTAAACGAACATCTATTGGAAAAGTTTCACGAGTTGTTGGTTTTGCTGGGTTGACTCCATCAGCTTTTAAATCTGCTGTAAGGCGTTCTTCATTTCGTATCTTTTCATTTGTAGCATCTAAATGTGGAGTTAATTCTTCCTTATCGATATATAAAACTTCATCAGAAGCATCAACACACATCAGAATACCTTCTCCATGTTCAGATATGACTTCTACAAGTCCACCCGTTAGCTTGTACTGATACAACATAAAGAGAATAAATAATGTCTGTATAGGAGAATAGACCCTCTAAATCTACATGAAAAAGCGGGTCATTACAACCCGCCAATCCATTTAATCTAAAAAGATATTTATTCGTCGTTACCGCCTACTTGTGAAGCAAAGTCAATGAATCCTTGAACGTCGTTCCAAGAAACATCAGCAGCGACACGTAGATAGTTAACGCGAGCAAGTATGTATGCAGCGCGTCCAGCATCTGAGTCGTCATCGCTAATGTAGACTCCGTCACCGTCAACAGTTGTAGAAGTTACACCGTTAACGTTGTAGATTTTGAATGTTGTATTGGCAGTTACCTTATACAACATAGAGTTCGCAGCATCCTGATCGTCGATACCAGCAGTGGTAACAGCGGTCCAGAAAGGAATCTTAGCAACAGTGTTGCCGCCTGTTCCCTGAGCCCATGTAGAACTACTTGCAGCAGCTGTGATAGCTGAAGCAGCAGCAAGACCATTAGCCTGAGTACCTGGAACACCAAAAGGTGCAGTACTGTTGTCAGGACCAAGGAAAATGAACTCACCTGTTGTGCCTTTAAGATCAGCAGTAACAGGAGAAGCAGGGAAAGAAGGCTCCCCTCCAGATGGTATATCCTGAGCAATTGCTACAGAAGCACCATAGACGTACGCAGGACGAGCAGAACTAGCCTGAACGACTAAGCTACTGCGGTCATTACGAACACGATCACCTTCCCTTCTGTCAGGAGAAGGAACAGTGATATTGAAGCTCTTATGAGAGGCTTTTGTACCTGTCTTATTAGATACTTTGTGGTATCCGATAAGCTCATATGCTTCTATTCCAGGCCATCCGTATACACCTTCATGGTTAAAGCCGGATAGCTTGTTTATCTGATTACCGGGCTCAAGTATTGCACCGGCATAGTTTTTGTAAGCAGCCATTAGTTAATTACCTCCTTATTCAGAAATCGTGAAGGCAGTAGTAATGAAGTCCTTATTCAAGTTCGCAAAGCCAGCGTATAGCTGCCATATGAGAATGATGAATCTGCTGAAGTCGTCATTATTGTTAATAAGAACTTGAGCATTTGGACCACCAATACCAACACCGATTGCCTGTGGACCGAAGAATAGTCCTGCAGGAGTTGTTTTGGAAACTGCACCGCCACCGTCACCAATATCGACCGTAATGGTTTTAGATGGGAAGTTTGTAGATTCGAAGAATCTTACTCCTTCAAACACGAACCCAGAAGGCATTACAGGCTCACCAGCTACGAACTGAGCTTGTCCGTACTGACCACCTGAGTAAATAGCTTGGTTAGGTGCCATAGAACCCATAAGAGGGTTAGGCTGACCCATACCTGGGTAACGTGCAACTTCACGGAAGCCTTGATCGGCACGAAGATCCTTCATGAATGAAGGGTCAGCGATACAACGATAGTAGCCGTCTGCGAAGACAGGAACGTGACGCTTACGTAGACTCTTAACTACCTCAAGGAGGTCAGTTTTAACATTAAACTTAAAGCGCTCAGAAGCATATTCTGTAGCACTGTATGCATTTAGAGTTGTAGTAGCACTCTTTGTCTTTCCATTTGGATAGTAGTAACCACCTTGTGAATCAGAAGATGCACCACGAGATTCAGATTTGAATAGCTCGTCTAGGAAGACACGGTCACGCCAACGACGATAGTCGTCAAGTAAAGTCAGCGAACCGATTGACTGGTGGAACATATTAAGGTTCCCAGTATCAAGCAGTAGACGCTGAGCTGTCATCAAAGTCTCTCTAGCAATCTTGAATGTGCTAGGAAGATTTGCGTTATTAGGATCTGCTGGTCCTGTGTATTCACGGAGGGAGACCAGAACTTTGTCCTTGACAATAGACCTACTGTTAGCTGTACCTATGGTTTGATCCTGAGTACGCTCACGGTTTGTCTTTGTGCCAGGGTTACCAAAGAACCTGTAGCGGTCTAACTGAACAGTCTGACCAGGTTGCTTGGTAAAGTCGTGTACTACGACTGGTTCTGATGCCATCTCCACGACATACGCTGGATGAGGGCGGTATAATTCCGCACCCAGCAGTTTCGGGAAATCGTTATCAATAAACATTTTGGTTATTTCAGCGTAGTTTTGCTGATACCGGGAAAACTAAAGCCCCTAAAAAAGGGGACAAAAATTTTCTATGACTGGAAAATAAATTCCATTAAGAATAATTATAATATGACTTAATAAACCTACTTATTTAAGTCCAAGGATCGACTACAGATTGAGTAGTCGTTCCATCTAATTGGTTTGTAGCAGAATATGTTGTAGGAGGTACAGTTCCTATTCTTCCGTAAGGATTAATATATCCATCTTTTGGCTGTAAGTCAGGCTGCTTTACTTGCTCTTGTTCAGCCATAAGAGCCGCTATTTGTTGGTGTTGAACTGCTTTATCTACAGCTTCTTTTGCTTTAGCTTCGTTCATTTTTTAGGTGCAGCAGGAGGGTAACCTACGGGTAGTTGACTATATCCCACAGGATTTACAAATTGATCTCTAAATTGTTGTTGTTGAGCTAATATTTGATCTTGATAAAAACCAGCTTGATCTACATTACTAGCTGCAAATAAACCATTATTAGGTAATGGAGAACCAGGTAAGTTGAGCTTCAGATAAGAAGCATCTAAATCACTAGGCATGGCAGCTGCATCGCCAATTCTTGTATCGCCTTGACGCATTCGAATAGGAGCATATTGATCGCTATTACCAGCAAAAATTTGAGCTTGTAAGTCTGTACCACCAAAATCGACTAAACCTGGAGAGCCAATTGGTCCCCCAGCAGTACCGATTGCGGCAATAAATTCTTCAGCCCTTTTTCTTACTTTCTTCTTTTTTGCCATGTTTATAAAAAGTGGGGTAGACAACCTACCCCTTATTTAAGAGTTTTACTCCATTACAAGAAGCTTCTGACGGAAGACTTCAGGATTCTGCTGAGCAGCGTTCAAATAACGCCAAGCATTTTGTGGATCTCTATCAGCTGCGCTTCCGAAGTTATTCCAGAAGTCAGTTGGATTTCCCTGTGCTTGAGGCTGTGGAGGAACAGGCATTTCAGGTCTCTGAGGAGCAGGAGCCTGAGTAGCAGAAGTATTTGTAGCTACTGGACGAGGTGCTTGAGCAACCTGTGTCTGAGGAGCGTTTGAACTATTTACTGGATATGGTCCGTTCTGTCCAAAGAACTCAACAGTATAATCTGCGAGAACGTCTGGATTAGTCAGAATTGACTCATAAGCTTTATGTTCTGCTGAAAGCTCTTTTAATAAACCTACTGCTTCGCCTAACTGTTGGTTAGTTGTAATTAAAGCGTCTTCAATATCACAAGCATACTTATTAAGTGCAGCTGGTGCATCAGGGCCGAAATTGTCAATAACCTGAAGACTCTCTTCACTTACTCCGTTTGCGAGGAGCTGATCCGCTGTTATTTCCTGCGAAGTTAGGGAAGAGTTGTCCGAGTAAGCCGGGTTGTTGTTGATCCCAGGCATAGAGGTCGGCGCTACCTGGTTGGCGTATTGGGTCGTTTGTGGGGAACCGTAATTCGCCTGGTCTATTCCTTGGCTCTGAGTCGATGGTTGACCCTGGAACGGGAATTGGACTGGAGAACTCAGCAGACCTACTACCCTGTTGAAGGCGTCCTTGTAAGGATTCTCCTGTTGTTGGGGAGCCTGGGATACCTGGGGGCTGTACGCTGTAGGGGCTGATATTGGTGCCTGTACCCCCATCTGGGCTTGCACTTGAGGTGCTGGTACCGCCATCGGCTGGGAGGGCGCCACCCATTGTGGGTTGGTAGAGACTGTTGAAGCCTGAGCTGCTGTTTGGGCTGCTGGAGCCACGTAGCTGGTCGGCTGGGTCTGGGATGCTTGGGGTGCCGATTGGGTCGGCGCTACGGTAGCTTCCTGCATAGGTTACTTCCTTCTGTAATGATTCGAGTGTTCGGTATAGAAACGGGGTGAGATCTAGTCTCGGATCCGCTGCCATAGGTAAATTAGGCTGTTGCGGATGCGGAGTCCTCATTTCTTGATTGATTAGATCAATGAATGAAGAATAAGCCCGCTGTACTTCCCCAACCATACGGAATGGAAAACCGGAAAGCATTCCGGCAATCTCATCATCCGTTTTGGATGGGAATAAATACTTCAGTGCTTCTATACTATCAACACCCAATTCTTGAAGGTTTCGTGTGAAGATAGATTGGTTTAATTTATCCTGTGCAGTATCTTCATAAACAGGTCCCATCCAGCGCCATAAAACGGTTCTATCCCCGTCTGGAGCTAAACCTAAAACACCGTCTGGAATCTCCTTTGTCTCAACCGCTAAGTCAATAGCAGCCTCAAGTTTCTGTTCATATTTAGCCTTCTGTTTTTCATACTTTTCAACAGCTTTTGGATCCTCTGGATCTTCTGGAGGTTCTGGATATTTAATACCAGAAGCGTAGGCTAATGATTTACGGAAAATCTGTTCTTCTTGGAAAATAATTAATTCAAAGCATTTACATATGCCGTAAGTGTAAAGTTGTAAGCATTTTTTCTTTGCAGTTGCACTAACTCGTCCATATGCAGATTTAATTTCAGTAGCAGTTACATTTGTAATACTTAAATCATCAATTCCCCCTAGCGCAAGACGAATTTCACTTCTTAATTGTTCGGAGTATCTTGCCTGATCAGTACTTACTGCATTTGGAGTAATAAACCCAACCCTATCTGAAGGTTCTAAGTTTGCAATAACACGAGGAACTCTCATCCCACTACCTGGTTTTCCTATGTAACCAGCTCTTTGTCTAGTAGTTGGATCTTGTTTATAAGTAGAACTGAATAAATCTAAGTCTGAAGTAAATCCTGATTGACTAGATATACTTGGACGCTGTACAACTTCATCATTATTTTCAATAATATCTTGCTTAGGTCTAGAAGATAAAAGAGTTGGATTACCAAAGAATGATAGGTTAGCTCTAATATTCTTGACCATCTCATCATGAGCAATTATTTGATTAGATAACCACTCAAATTCACCAGCTCCATCAGTACCAAATGCATCAGGATTATTAAATACCTCAACGCAAGGTATAAACTGCATACTATTTTCAACAGTCTTCTTATCAAACGTTGCAAAGTTAACAGTATCTTGATCAAAACTTATTTCCTGTTCACTATGAAATTCTTCAATAGTTTCAGCAGTTATACGTAAACGCATATAACGTTTATTAGTACTTAAACCAACTCCTTTAAATCCTTTTGATGATCTAACCTTGTAAGGATAAATGATAATTACTTCTTCTAACTCACCTTCTGGAGAATAGTAACTACGATAAGAATCTTTATCAAACCAGTAAATTCTGTAAGTTTTTTTAGTAGGTCTTATATAAAATAACCCTTTTCCATAGGCCAAAAATCTATCCCAAATTGAATCAAGTCGAGCATCTAACTTATTAAATTTAATAACCTGCTGAACAAAATCAAAACGTTGTGTTCCAAAATTATCTTGGTGTGGATAAAACTCAACTCCCTGACGTATCCCAAACATTTTCATTTGGGAAAGATGGGCATTTACCAGCATGGTATCAGCTGGCCCAGTTCCATCACGCTCTATTACTGACTTAAGAATAGAGTCAAGTTCAGATTTACTATTACTATCTCTCATAATTTAGGAAAATTAACTATTGGTCGATGTCATAACCAGCATGAACTCTTTTAAGAGTAATAACATCATCCTCTACTTCGACTTCGAATCGCTCATTAGGCTGGATAGCTAAATCGTGACACATCTCATCGGTAAGAGGGATAACAGCAGAACCATAAGCGTCTTGCTCAAGTTCTAATGTGTAGTAGTAGCTGGTGGACATAAAGTTGTTCTTTCCAGTTTAAATCGTCAATACTCTAACTCTAGTTTTCCTCGGGTCATTAACCCATTACATAGCCATACTAAAGCATCAACACAATCATCATGCGAACTCACACCAAAGTTGACTATCTCATCAGTTAAAGGACCAAACTTTCTAAACTTATTAAAGATAATTTTTCTCTGTTCAAACAAACCCATTATCCCTCTAAAACGAGCTACTTTATCTCCTCTAAAACCTTTAACGGGATGCCATATAAGATTGTATAAACCCTGATCACCTAAACAAATTCTCTTAAAATCAGCCTCTAAAGAAGCTTGATAAGCAACAGCTTCTGACCAGATATGTATGCTACTTCCAGTAGGAAAATAATTAATACCATCCTTGTGTATAACACCCCATTCTTCCATCATCTCCATTAAAAGATCTAATTTTTCTAAGTTACCCATCACCCTAACTCGTTTACAATCAATAATATGAATCTTATTTCCTACACGACCACCCATAACAAAAACAGTGTAGTCATTTTGCTCTCGAACTCCAGCAGATAAGTCGACTCCTACTCCCATTGCATCAAATTGAGTAGAAATAGCTCCTTTAACAATTAAGTCTGGTGATAAGGATAATTCACTTGTCTGAACAATTTGATTCTGATATTGAAAACTAAAAGCCACCGGAGCAATTCTTCTTCTATCCCCTAAATAATCCAAAGACCACATACTAGGCCAGTAAGAAATTTCCTCTCCACTTTCATCAACTGTTATTGCAGATTGAACTATCTGAACCCAACCATTTGCAGGAATAAAAGTACTTTGATGTATATCGTCATGACGGAATCTTGTTCCTAAGCAAATGGCTCTAGCACCTTCAAACATCGTGGGAACGATAACCGCATTCCAGTTATCTTCCATTGCTTGTCTAATGTCTTTATTTTTTATGTCATCAGCACTTTTTATTGCGTCATCAATAATACAAAGATGAGAACGTTTTGATGTAACAGCACCTTTTAAACCAGCGCAACAAACAGTGAATTCCTCTTCACCAGTTGATTTAATACCTGCAAACTTCCAATCAATACTCCAATATTCATTAGAGTTAATTCCTTTAGCAATTTTTACTTTAGGAAAAATCTCTTTATAAATTTTACTTTCTTCTATAATTCTCTTAATTGCTGCACTCTTAGGTCTAGCCACATCAACTGTGTAAGAAATATATAAAATTTTCAAAGGCATGCGTTTTAAAGCATGGACACCTATAGACCAAGCTGTAAATAAACCTAAAACAGTCGACTTTGCAGATCCTCTTGGTGCAAGAATATCAATATTTGGTCCGGCAATATCAGCTAGGCATTCACTACTATCTCCTGTACACAGATATTTATGCCATTCTTTATGATGTTCGGCAGGAGGTTTATTACCTACAACATCGCAGAAATATGCAAAATCTTTTTGTGCTCGTTCTACATCAACACTGCTAGTTTTTTTTACTACATGCTGTTTAGCAGCAGCTCTTGCGGTGCGTCGATAAACGCTATAAATACTTGTACCTGCCATGGACGTAGCATAGCCTATTAATTACTAAGATTCTTCGTGCAATATCTTAGTCCATACTCCCATCGATGCCTCTTGTAATGGCCCCTCTATAGGATCATCCCTAAAGATCGATAGCATTTCACGTAAAGCTCTATCTGCACCAGCAAGTATTAAACCTTGTTTATCCATTAAAATCTTTTTATCGTCTAATTGTTTAATAGCTCCTCTCAATTCTTTCTGCAACATAGCAATACGTGCTGCACCCATATCTTGCTTAACTAATCCCATATCAATTGCCTCTCTTAACTTAGCTATATCTTGCTGCATTAAATCTATTTCTCCTTCTAGTACTCCATTAAAATTACGCTTTTTAAATTCCTTCTCTGACCATTCATTGCATTCAACAATTGTCCCCTGATTTCCGAGGAATCGGGAATATAAATATATTTGTACTGGGGAAGAGGCTTTTTTACAAAAACTTAGAAAGGATTCTCGGTCTTTAGAAGTTAAACCTTGAATCCATTTCTTCATGTTCGGTACTGATCCTGAGCTTGTTCGTAATCCCTATTCTCTTTATAGCGACGGAACATCTCTTTTTGCAAGTCCGTTGTTCGAGTTTCTGTACCTGTTTCTCTAATACCAGCACGTTGCTCTTCACCTTCGACTCTTCTTGTAGCACGAGTCTCTGTACCAGCAGTCTCTAATCCTCTTCTATATTGAAGACCAGTTTCAGCTGTTGAAGCACGTTCCTCTTCTCCTGCTACTCTTCTTGTAGCTCGATCTTCAGCAGCTCCTGCAGCAGTAGTCAAACGGTTTTCAGCACCAGCGGCTTGAGTACGTCTAATGTCCTGACCAGCAAAAAAGTCTGCGTTAGTACGATCTAACTGAGCCCCAAGTTCCATATTCAATCTTTGCTGTTTTCCACTAACTTCGTTTAAAGCAGTTTGTGTTTGAACAGATTGAGTTGGCACCCGAGTTGGAGGCGCAGGTGGTGGAGGTGGGGGCGGATATATTATCGTTGGTGGTGGTGGCGGCTTAGGGCGACCCATATCTAAAAACCTACTTTAGTTATTTTAGTTTAGCTAAATCAGCGACCAAATCTACGACCAATAGTCGCAGCTGGCGCTCCAAAGTTATTAGCTGCTGTTTGAGCTGTGGCAACGGCACGTAATTCATCACCCCAAGCACTTGAAGCCTTGGATTGTTGATCTTGTTTTGAAGCCATTAAAGCTTGAACATTAGAAGGCAAACCTTCCTTCCAAGCTCTAAGTCTCATACCACGTTGCATTGAATCTTCTGCAGCCTTATTTAAATAGCGCTGCCTAATTGGTTCAGTCAGTGCATATTGTCCAAAAGCATCTATAGCTGCATCTCTCCTCATTCCTCTATGAAACTGTCTCATATCCTGACCATAATTTTTTATTACATCTCCATAATTACCAGTAGGAACTGCTTGTCCTCCTAAGTAAGGATTAGATACAGTTGGAGGTGTCACAACTGGCATTTGATAGTCAGCTGCGGTAGGCATGCGTCCGTAACCAGAAACACTACTTTCTCCTTTACTTGTACCTCTTTGATCAAAATCTGTCTTAATACCTACTGTTCCAGCGATTGCATCAGTTAAGCCTCCAAGTACTCTTGGTATCCCTATAGGAGCATCTTTACCTATAACTCTCCCATCCTCTAACTTCTCATCGGGAGCTAATTTTAAAGTTGGCTCACCTGCTAGTTTATTCAAATCAACATTCCTCTTACCAGTACTTGTATCCATCCCAGAAACTGGAAATGGCATTGGTATTACCTGTGTCCTTGGCATTGGTACTGGATAACCAAGGCCTCCCCCGTAGCCCCCTCCAAAGGGGTTTGAACCATAAGGATAGCCGTAGCCATAAGGCGAGCCGTAAGGATTTGGCAGAATAGACATTAGTAGGTGTACTTCTGAGTTAGAGCAGAACCAGCTTGTTGAGCAGCAGTTGTACCCATATCAAGACCTGCTTTCTGCATGTTTTGAGTGAGCGCCGCATTTGTGAGGATATTCTGTTTAATACCTGCACCAGCCATTCCTCTTTCGAAATCATCTTTCTTAGCTTGCTCTGAATACTTCCTTAAAGTAGGCATCAACATATCCATTACCTTCTGTTGTGTCTCTGCATCTTTAACCATTCTGGTACGACGACCTGCATCTTGACCTAATGGGTTAAGTACATCAATAGGGTTGCCGTAAGGATCAATACCGCCCCATCTATTCATTCCTGGAGGAAGAGCACTTCCAGCTCCCGTGTATCCGAAGTTAGGGTCATAATACTGGTTACCGCCAGCGCCTGGCATGTTATATCCACCTAATGCATAACCTGCTCCAAGAGCATTTCCTACTCCGCCTCCAACAGGGCCAGCTACTGCGCCACCTAAGTTACCGCCTAAGCCTCCAGAAAGACCTGTGTATGCAGCACCAAGTCCGAGTGCTCCACCTAATCCAGCTGGTGTTGCTACCATATTTCCAAGATTACCTAAACCACCTCCTAACGCCCTACCTGCTGTTTGAAGACCCATACCAGCGGGTAATGCTTTTGCGCCTAAAGCTGTTTGTACACCTAATCCACCTAATTTTCCACTCGCTCCTGCAAGAGCACCTGCTGGTAAAGCACTACCTAATGCTGTTCCTGCCATTCTTATTGCGCCTGGGGCAACGAAACCTAAACCACCTCCCAGTAGAGCTCCTTTTGCTCCTCCCTTTTGGTAACCGGCTATTGCTCCGCCTAATCCGCTAAGTGCTTTAAGTGCTAAAGGTATAGCTACTACTGGTGCTGGCATGATGAATTACAACCTGAATATCTTATATATTGATTATTTTAAGTTAACTAATTTTTGGAATTAATTACCTAAATTAAATAATTCCAAGAAGACCTGCTCCTGCTCCTATCGCAGCACCAACTCCAGTTCCTACTCCAGGGAAGAAAGATCCTAATTGTGCTCCTGCCATTGCACCTGAAACAGCTCTACTTCCTGCACCTGGCTGCTGTTGACCGCCCCCACCAATTACCATTGGTTGCTCATTACCACCTGATTGAGCTAAGAAATTTAAATTCTCTCCTAGTGAACCTGATTGCCATGTTTTAGCAAGCGCTTTTGCTTGTTCTCTATTTTCTTCTGATTTAGTTGTCTTTTCGTCCTGTGTTTGACGGTTAGTTTTTTTATTTAAAAATTGATCTAAAAAACCTTTGTTGTCTCCAAAGTCATAGTCCTCTCCCGCCTTAACTGCGTCACCAAAAGACATTCCCCCTGGCTTGTAATCGTAGAATCCTGAAGGAACAGAAAACGATGAAGAAGAATTAGCTGGCGTACCTTTTGACATCTTTAATGCATCTGCAAAAGACATTCCTCCTCCACTATTACCCCCATAAGGATTAAAATCAGTCATCTTATCTACGTACCTTTTTCATTAATTATACGATTTATGCACGTAAGCCAGTTCCGTAGATACTACGTCCAAAATTCATCATGTCTTGCATAGACTTCTCACCAACTTCAGATGCAGTCTTTTCAGCATCTGCCATTTGTTTGTGGTAATAACCTATACCTTCATAATATTTACCTAACTCTTCCCCTGCTGTAGTTTGCCTACCTGGAGTTCTTGCTTCAGCTCTAGCTTGTATTAAATCCTTTTGACTTTGTAAACGTCTTTCCTGTAATGCCTGTCTGCGAAGGTAATCAAGTTCTTTATCGTCGCCACCTGAAGAACCACCTCCTGAAAGAGCACTTCCTAAAGCAGCTGTTCCAGCAACTAATGCAACTGGAGCGAGCGCACCACCTAAAGCTCCTGCACTACCAGCTATTCTTGCTGCGTTAGCGGTTAAAGGTCCTTGGACTCCGCCTCTTAAAAGGTGTGAAACACCAGCTTCTGTTGCTCGTGCTGCAGGTCCAGCTATAGCCTGATTTAGAAAGCTATCTAAATAGCGACCCGCTAAACGATTTACTGATCTAGTTCCTGCAGACTGTGGCATTTTTATATCTTCGTAGAATTAGATGGAGTGATACCATCTTCGTTTGGATTTTGTTCAGTATTTCCTGCAGACGCAGGTTCTACACCCATATTAAATGGCGTATCCTTACTGACGTAATCCTCATCTGTAACCAGTCTACTGTCAGTGTATTTGCTATACCAATCAATTACATTTTCACCTCCATAGACACCTGGAGTGTTTAGCTTTCCTGGCCTATCAAAAACAGCATCCTCAATTAATTTTTGAGAACTAGCGATTTGATCTTCTCCAAATGTCTTACTATTCCAAATTTCAGAATAAGGTGATTTATTAAATTTACTAACCCAAGGATCTGGTCGGAAAGGAGTAAAACGATAATCACTCTCTGGATTATTAGTTAACGTTCCAGTGTAAATTTTCTCATCAGGATCTTGTAACGCTTTATCTTTTAGCGTATTCCTCTTCCCTGGAATTAAACCTAAATTTCCAAATGAGATTCCCATATTTATGAGTTGTTTACTGTTTTAGTGATGTCTTTAGTAACCTTGTCTTGCTCAACAGAAGTACCTTTAACTTCAAGAAGACGAACTTTATCTGCAGCGGCAGCAGGAAGCCAAGCTTCAGCCATATGAACTGCTATTTTGTGAATCTCTTCTTTACTTAGGTCGCTATCAGAGACAGCTTCAATTGCAAGTTCAAAGGTTTGGTCAACTTGAGAACCATTCCAATTCTGAATATTTTTATCTAAAATTGGATCAACAATATCGTATGCTTTTTTAATCAAACTTCCATATCTCAGGAATGCTTGAGCAGCCTTATTGTTCTTTAAAAATACTGCAAGTGCTGTGATACCAGCACCGATAGCAGCAGCAATAATAGGTTCGAGGAAAGCCATTTAAATTAAGTATCTAGAAGTAATTTAGCATTTAGATAAATTTATTACATTCGTGGTCTCCAGTTACCCTCCTCATCTTCTTCATATCTACCAGCTTTAGATAAAACATCCTGAATGATGTCACTTTCACTCACATCCGACCCCTTGAAATAATCAAATATATTTCCCTCATCATCTCCCTTCATAACGTTAGTAACTTGCTCGCTTGTTCTTGCATCTACAGGATAGCTATACCTCTTCGACTCCCCTCCATCTGGATTTGCTTTCGTTGGCTTCTCATTGAATCTAACGTAAGGATCTCCCATTTCGTTTTGACCAAATTCTGAAAATCTACTTCTATCTGTCCTATAGCTACGCGTTGGTTCCTGACTTCTAATTTCTACACCAACTTCAGGAGGCATGTTACCAAGCAATCTGTCTACGAAATTATCCGCTTTAGCTCTGGTGTCTGGAACAGGAGATGTCACCTCTTGAGCGTCTTGAGCGTAACCAACTAACTCGTCATCTCCACCAGTAACTGTTCCCTTATAACCCTGTGATGCCCTGAAATTATCCATGGCTTGCTCGTTAGCGGTACCTACAAGATCAGATTCTCCCCAAACATCATTGCTAAGAGGATCAGGTTCATGAATCTCTGTACCTGGAGACGTATTTTGCTCCTCGGGTGGAGTATCTGGGTTGTCAGATAAAAGATGATCACTTCCAATCTCAACACCATTACCAGTAATTCTTTCACCAAACTCATTGACAATTCCAGCTGTAGTTCTCCAGTCCTGCTCAGCTTTATTACGTATTAACTGGGAAATTGTATTTATGTCTTGCCCTGCCCGATTTAGTATTTCAGGTCCATATTTCGTTACATCTTGGACACCTCTTTCAAGGTCTCTTCCACCTTTATCAATTACAGCTCGTACACCTTGACCAACTGGATAAGCAGCTATTCTTGCTGTATCCATAATGTCTCCTGCAGCTTGCTGACCTACTGCTTTACCTATAACTCCTAAACTTTCAAGACCCCTAATTCCGTGACCAGCAACAGGTCCAAGTCCACCAAATACTCCACCAGCCATACGTGCTAAGTGTAGTGGTACACCTACTTCTGGCATTGTTGCATCAATACCTGCAGTAGACAAAGCTCCACCAAGACCTTCTAATAATCCGTGATGAGCATGCTCTTGTCCTTGATCTAAGAACTGGAAACCGGCTCGTTGAGGGTTCCAAATACTACTTAAATCTTGACCTAAGTTCTGCATGGCAGGACGTAAAGGTGCAGGCATTCCTAACTGAACATCAGGACGGAAAGTAGCCGTTCTTTCTATATCTTGAATACCATCATCAGTCTCAACTTGTTGTGGACCAACATTTAAAAATCTTCCTTTATTTGTTAAAGGATTAACAAGACTTGCTGGATTTCCAGCGTTGAGATTCGTAGTTGCAGATAGATTTAAACCGCTAGTTGATGGATTTGCTGTTAATGCTCCGCCTGAAGCGTATGCCTCGTTATTTGTTCTCGTATTCTGATCATCTATCTGTTGTTTTAATTGAAGAGCCTGCAAACCCCTCGTTGTTTGAGTAGGTACTGACTCTTGACTCAAAGTATCTCTTTGTATACCAACGGCAGCTCCCCCAGTTCCCCCTGAAGGGTTGATATTTGGGTTTACGGGCGCTGAAGCAATATCAGGACCATCAAGACCATCATCTTCTCTACCTAAACTCGCTCTAAAACGGTCAATTTTGTTTAAAATATCGGTTTGTTCTCTAGGAATGTACCCATCGCCACCATTATCATCTCCTCCGCCGTCATTTCCACCAAAAACACCTAATTTGTGTGCTCCATAGGCTCCAGCCCCTAAAAGTGCCGCTGCACCTGCTGCTTTTGCTGCATTTTTTAATATTGAAGGTTTAGAAGAAGCTTTACGACTAAAAGCGTACACTTCTGGCGCCATTAGCACTCTTTCACTTTGATTTGTAGGGAGAGGAGTACCAGTTACACGGGAATATAACTCGAAATCCTGCTGAGAAACAGGCATTTTATGTAATTTTTATAGATCTATAGAGTTAATTTTAAAGGAACTACATTTGAAGCTTAATTACCCCCTACTCCGCCTTAAAAAGGGTCAATTATGGGGAAAAAAAAGTTGAGGTGTCAGGCGGCCCGTTACAAAAAGTTACAGTGTGAACAAAAAAAAGAAACTATGACACAGTGTAACGAACTGTTACTAAGTGTAACGCTGGACTGGTTGCGTAACTGTCAAACAAGCAGTTATGCAGGATTGAAACCCTAGTCATACGAAGCGATCTCAGCTGTAATATATCTTAAGGACACAAACTGGACAAATTGTTTCAAATTATTAAGTTACAACTTGATTTTTGCTCCAAAATATGATTTACATTTCTGTTAAATTACAACAATTCATTGACTTTTGTTACTTTTTGTTACTTTTTTCCAGGTTTTCGCTGATTTTGCCGATTTTCCCCACGTTTTCCCTATTTTTTGCGATCTTTTGTGGGAAGGGACAGAGGCGGG